TCTAATTATCTTAGTGTTCCTACTATATCATTCACTCCACCAAACCTAACCACATCATCACAGATTAAATTTGGTAATAATTCACTACATCATACATCAGTCACAGATGTAATTGGTGCTAACTTTAAGTTCGTAACTAATGTAGACTCAAGAGACACTGGTAATGGTAGACTATCATTAAGTTTCTGGTTGTATCCCACTAAGTTTGACCCAGCCGTGAATGGTGGTACAGTTATGTGGACTGATAGATTTAAGATATATTATAGAGAAACAGGTAATATAATCTTTGCTTCTGGTTCTGGATCTATAGAGAACACCACACAACTCAATCTAAATGCTTGGAACTTTATCAGAGTAGAACAATACAATACTGATGCAACTATATCTGTAAATGGAACTGTAAGTAACAGTCTTAATACTGCAAATCCAATCATGTTCTTTGCAGGCGATCTCCTCAAGTTAGGTGCTGATACTGCTGGTGCTGGATTTATTCCTAGTCAGACTGCATCGTGGGAAGGATTCATGGATCATATTACCATCAATCTAACTGGTGACAACTCCACAAGAACCGCCAGTGCAGAACTAGTTCCAACATCAGAAACTCAACAAGAGACTGATGTGCAGACAGGGACAAACGCATCATTTATCCGTAAGTTAGATAACGAACACCCAGTAGTAATTTGTACAACTAATGCAGCAAGGGAAGTATCTGGACTGTCTATCAATTATGAAGGTTGGGGGTATACCTCAGTTCCCATAATGACTATTGAATCACCAGTAAGAGGAACTCAAGCGACTGCTGTTGCAATTATGACAAGTAGAACTGGAGTTCCAAATCAATCTGTTGACAGAGTGTTGTTAATAAATCCAGGCTCAGGATATACCACACCGCCACAAGTTGTATTTACTGGTGGTTCACCTGTATCCACTGCGATTGCAACTGCTGTTATTTCAGAAGCAGTGTTAGGGCCTATAGGAATTACGACTGGTGGATTGGGATATTCATTCACTCCTACAGTTGGTATTACATCCGTGTACATACAACAGTCCAACGAAACTGAACCTCTATTGATGAACGCACAAGCAGAGGCTGTGGTGAGCACAGCTGGTACTGTGGTTCAAGTTAGATATAGTAATGCTGGTGCTGGTTATACCAATACTGCAGCTTCTGTTTCTATATCCTCTGTCACATCTAACTCCTTCGGTGAATTTACTAAAAATGAAATAGTCAAAGGTGTATCAACAGGTACTAGTGCATATGTTTCAAATTGGAATACAGCAGATAACATTCTTAAAGTTTCGATTCCTAGTGGAGATTTTGCAGTCGGAGAAGTTATTGTAGGTGCCGCGGCAAGTTATAGAGTCTTATCAGTAGACTCTGAATTTAATATTGCTTTTGCTGGGAACGATGAAATAGAGACAGAGGCAGACACCATTCTAGACTTCTCGGAAAGAAATCCTTTTGGGGAATTCTAAATAGTTTCATAAGGTGGTAATATTATGTTAACAAATCATTTCTATCATGAGATCATTCGTAAGACAATCGTGTCTTTCGGAACCCTCTTTAATAACCTTGAGATACAACATAAAGATAGGTCTGGAAAGACTGTCAGTGTTGTAAAAGTTCCCATATCTTACGGCCCACAACAAAAATTCTTAGCAAGAGTAGAACAAGGTAGAGATTATCAGGATGGTGTATCCACTACATTAACTTTACCTAGAATGTCTTTTGAAGTCATGGGTATGACTTATGATGCTACAAGAAAGGTTTCTACAATGCAGACTTTCAAGTCTGTTAACAAAAAAACAAATAAGATGGTCAAGGCATTTATGCCTGTTCCATATAATATCAATATGCAACTTAGTATCATAGCTAAGTTGAATGAGGATGCAATACAGATACTGGAACAAATACTACCATATTTCCAACCAGCATTTAATTTGACAGTAGATCTAGCAGATATCATTGGAGAGAAGAGAGATATGCCAATTACTCTAGAAGGAATTCAAATGGAAGATAATTATGAAGACGATTATCTAACAAGAAGAGCGTTAATATATACTTTGAACTTTACATGTAAAACGTATCTGTTTGGCCCAATCAACAACAGTACCGATGGACTTATCAAGAAGGTACAGACTGATTACTATAGTGGCACAGAAAATCTTAAAACTGCACCCAGGCAACAAAGATACACTGCCACACCAATTGCAATTAAAGATTATAATCAAGATGCAACTGCGGCAACTAATCAAACCATTGATACTGTCATAACAGAATTTGATGTCAACAGTGCCATTGCATTTAGAAAGGGGGATTATATACAGGTGGATGAAGAGAAGATGTTAGTTAGATCTATCACTGGTAACAGACTCAAAGTTAAGAGGGGTGTGTATTCAAGTGTGATTCAACCACATGATATAAATGTATCAGTGCATGTAATCAATGTACAAGATGATATTCAAGTCATTGAAGGCGATGACTTTGGATTTGGTGAAACTAGAACTGATTATGCTGATGGACAAATTTACAGTAGTAGTCAAGGGAGGGATTCTGACCTATGATTGAAGACGAAACATTTGATGAAATAGATGAAAGTCTTGACATCGATAGAGGTGCCGAGATTATGAAAGCCCCTGTAAATAAACCTACAAGAACTAGTCCTAAGAATGTAAAATCTGGTAAGGAGGATGTTACAAAAGACTATGAGTATAGTAGGGCTCAACTATATTCTTTAGTTGAGAAAGGTCAAGAAGCAGTTGATGGTGCATTAGATGTTGCACAACAATCAGATTCTGCAAGAGCATATGAAGTGGCTGGCCAACTTATTAAACATGTCGCAGATACAGCTGACAAACTTATAGATCTACAAAAGAAAATGAAAGATATTGATGAAGTAAAGGATAGTAAAACAACTAATGTAACTAATAATTCTCTTTTTGTTGGGAGCACTTCTGACTTACAAAAAATGTTAAAAGATACCATGAAGAAGAATAAATAATAGTATGAAACGATTCAGAACACTAAGAGAAGAAAACTGGGATAGACTGAATAAGTATGGTGCAACATATACCATTACATTCATATTCAGAGGACAGACCAAAATGCTTCAAATGTTTTTCCCTCAACGGGCAAGACCATTGAAGAGGAATGTTCAGTTAGAATTAGAAAAAATTTACCCAGGCGGTAAAGTAATATACTTTATGCCTAGTGACAAAGATCCTACAAAACCTTTATTAGTAATTGACCCCTGATAGATCATGGTACAGCATGAACAATACCTTGGAAATCCTAATCTAAAGAAAGCGAACGTTGCTCAGAACTTTACAAAGAAACAAGTTACTGAGTTTCTAAAATGTGCTCAAGATCCTGTGTATTTTGCACAAAAGTATATGAAGATCATTAACTTGGATGAAGGTCTAGTGCCATTCAAGATGTATGATTTTCAAGAAAAGTTAGTTAATAATTTCCATAACAACAGATTTAATATTTGTAAGATGCCTAGACAGTCAGGTAAGTCAACGACTGTGGTATCATATCTTTTACACTATGCCATCTTCAATGATAGTGTAACTATAGGTATACTTGCAAACAAAGCTCAGACTGCAAGAGATCTACTTGGTAGATTGCAAATTGCCTATGAAAACTTACCCAAGTGGATGCAACAGGGTATCATTGCATGGAACAAAGGATCTATGGAATTGGAAAACAAATCCAAGATCATTGCGGCATCTACCTCTGCATCAGCTGTTCGAGGTATGTCGTTCAATATTATATTCTTAGACGAATTTGCGTTCGTTGCCAACCATTTAGCAGATGATTTCTTTAGTAGTGTATATCCTACTATTAGTTCTGGTAAGTCTACTAAGGTAATTATTGTTTCTACCCCTCGTGGTATGAATCACTTTTACCGACTGTGGCATGATGCAGAACTAGGTAGAAACGAATACGTCACCACAGACGTTCACTGGTCAGAAGTGCCAGGCAGAGATGAAGCGTGGAAAGAACAGACGATCAAGAACACATCAGAAGCACAGTTCCGTGTTGAGTTTGAATGTGAGTTCTTAGGATCTGTTGATACGTTGATATCACCAGCAAAGTTAAAGACTATGGTGTATGATGAACCAATAAATCGTGGAAAGAGAGGTGGAGAGATATATGAAAATCCAGTAGATAAACATAACTATTCGATTACTGTTGACGTTGCAAGAGGTGTAGAGAAAGATTACTCCGCCTTTATAGTATTTGATACCACAGAGTTTCCGTACAAAGTAGTTGCAAAATATAGAAACAATACCATCAAACCGATGTTATTCCCAAATGTTGTTTTGGATTTTGCTAAGGCATATAATAATGCGTATGTTTTATGTGAGGTAAATGATATAGGAGATCAGATTGCCTCTATACTATTCTATGATATGGAATATGAAAATGTTTTGATGACTGCTGTTAGAGGTAGAGCTGGACAAGTATTGGGTCAAGGATTTTCTGGTAGTAAGGTACAACTAGGAGTCAAGATGTCTAAGACTGTCAAAAAGATAGGATCACTTAATCTTAAGACTCTTATAGAGACAGATAAACTGATAGTCAAAGATTATAATATTATTGCAGAACTTACAACCTTCATTGAAAAATCAAACTCATTCGAGGCTGAGGAAGGGTGTAATGATGATTTAGCTATGTGTTTGGTAATATTCTCATGGTTGGTAATGCAAGATTATTTCAAAGAGATGACAGATGATGATGTAAGAAAGAGAGTATATGATGATCAAAGGGATCAAATTGAGGCAGATATGGCACCATTTGGTTTTATATCTGATGGTGTGTCTGAGGAGACATCATTTGTAGATACAGATGGAGAGAGATGGCATGTAGATGAATATGGTGACAGATCATTTATGTGGGATTACCTGTAATGGACTTAGATGATCCAGTTCTGTTTTTACATGAAAGAAAATGTAGAGTATGTGGTAGAACATACCCACTAACAGAGGGTTTTTACTTAGCTAGAAAGAGTAGAGGGGAAAAACCATCTTCATACTCGTATGAATGTAAGTCTTGTACTATTACTAGAGTAAAGAAGAAAAGAAAGAAGGGTAGACCAGACGTATATCCAGACTGGTAGAGGGTTCATGTATCGTTTCCCCAGTGAAAAAGTGGTAATTTCTAAATAATAACAGAGAAAACAACTGAGATCTTCGAGGAAC